ATCTTCAGTAGGGACTTCCTGATTTGTAATGTCCCCAAGTACATTCTGTAGGTTACGGAATTGATCCATAACAATCTGATTCTGTCTTGTCGATTCACCAAACTTCTTTTTGTAGTCAAATTCTTGAACAACAGGAGGAGCAGGTGGAACGATAGGATTTTCTACCTTTGGTTCTGGTGGCGTTGGAGGTTTCCCTTCTGCGCCTTCCTTAACTTCCGGCGGTACTGTACCAGTGCCGTTGTTTTCATCATTTGTAGGAGTGATGATTTCTCCTTCCGTCCCTTTCGGGGTTAGGTCTTGTGTATCAGTCATCGGTGTGTTTTTGCCGTCACGACTCGTGGTTTGGCAAGTTAAGACACGCTATTAAAAACTATTCGCCCTTTTTCGCACCACCTTTCGATGTTTTCTCGTGATCTGCGATGAGATCCTTATAGCGCGCACGCTGTTCATCGTTGAAGTATGAACGGCGAGCCATAAGAAAGCCTCTCTGCTCTTCAGTGAGGGTGTCCTTATCCAAGGCGAGAATAGAGTCGAAAACTTCTTGTGTTGTTTTATCCATTCGTTTTGTGTTATCTATTAAAATCTTCCTCATAATTATACCACACTCGACCATATTCTTTGCAAGTCCTTGGTACTATTTACCACAAGTTTTGCACTTTTTCTCTTTCTTGTCTGCCTTCTTGTCGCCCTTCATCATTTCGTGCTTCATTCCCTCGTCCATCTTGTGACCCTTAGGAACTTTCATCACGGACTTTGCTGTCATTTTTTTTACTGCCATTTATTTTTTGCGGTTCAATCCGCGAAGTGTTAATGCTAAATGTGCTTCTCGACCTATCAACCCACCACGCCTCGATGCTGTCCGTAAGGTTGCAACGGGGATGCGCTGACCTACAGTAATACCAAGATGGCGATGAAGCGCACCCTTATTCTTTGTAGCCTTTGCGATCCACTTTTTTGGTTTTGTTGTAGCCATCTATGAGATCTTGTTTATTTGTTGCGCGAGGTTTTTAAGTTGACTCTCTACATATTTCTTCGCCTTCTCTGGTGAAGTCAGGAAATCACGAAGCATAATGTAGTTGTAGAGTCGCGCCTCTAAACTTCTATGTCGCTTTCTCCTAAAAAGAAATGAGGTGATAGACTTTGGCTCTTCATATCCGGTAAGTTCGCGCGAGATCGAGTCGATCATTGCATTCACATATCCAGTAATATCTTCAGGCTGAAGTCGTTTTGCTTGTAATGCTTTAGCCCAAGTATCAAGAGTATCAAGTTCTACACTTGTGAGTGTAGATCTGTCTACTCCGAACTTTTTTAGAAGGTCATCAATCATTTTTATATTATAGCATTATGCGCCCATAGGTACAGGGGTAGGTTGTGGAATACTTGAGGGGGTTGCTCCTGCGGGTGTCATTTCAGCAGGTTGTGTTTCCTTCTGCTTCTCAAAGTCCATAACCTCCTTGATCTCTTCCATTGAAAGATCAACAAGATCAAGTGCCTTCTTCTTCATAATACGCTCAAGAGGAGCATTGCCTTTGAAGAGATTTGAAACTGCTTGCATCTTTTGAACAGTCTCAACATTCTTCTGCTCGCGCTCTGAATTTGAGACAACTTTACAAACATACCCTGATTCATCCTTCCAGTCTGAAGGTTTCACTGTCTCTTTGAAGTAGTTGCCCTTGTGTGACTTCTTGTAAAGTTCTACCGGCTTGATCCACTTCTCGTTTGCCATAAGGAACTTGTACCATTTCTCACCAAATTCACGACGCGCAATCTTGTAGAACTTTGAAAACGAAGTGAGGCGTTCGTTCGACGATGCCATCATCATTTTTACTTCTCCAAGTGTTGTGTCTCCGCTTGTCTGTACGCCTTTCTCTGTCGCTGTTGAAGCCGTTGCGCGCTCAACCATACCAATGATGAAGTTCATCTCATCGAGAGACTCTGAAAGATCAGGAATATCCACCTGCTTTGTGGTCTTGTTTGGATCTCCGGCTGTAGGATACCAACCAAAAGGAACAGGATCATAGGTCTGTGGGATCCACTTATCTGAAGCCGTAGCATCATAGAAGTGCATACCGAAGTTGCGGAGTGTGCGGTTCTCAACCAACTGTGAAAACCAAGCATTAAGCACCTTGTTTGGTGTCTTCACAATATCACCCATACCATCCGACCAAAGATCAGTCTTCTCAATATCATCAGCCCAAGTAATGAAAGGGAAGAAGTTGATTGCAAAGAGTTCATCGAGAGGTTTGTCGATGAGTGTGATACTGTCACAAGTAAGGCGGATATAAATGCGAAGCATTGAAGTCTTCTCATCCCAAATGCGAATATAATGCTCGGTCAACTCTACATAGGTTTCACCAAGCATAGGATTGTTCACATCCCAAAGCCCCATATCCTGCATACGATCATTCTTCGCCTGCATTGCCTTCACATTCTCTTCAGACTTCTGAAGCCCCATTGACTCTGCATATTGCATTTTCAACTGTTCAAGACCCTTTTTGTCTACGAGAGGATTTGCCTCAAGATCAGAGATCGAGGAGAATATATTGATATGCGCTTGATAACTTGCCGTACCATCAATGTCTGAAGGGTCAGCATATCGGTCACAAAGCCAGTCGTATGGCTCAAGAACTTCTGCGGTAGGGCGACCATTCAAGAGATTGAGTTTCATAGTCGAACGACCATAGAGACCAACCTGTTTTTTATCAACAATATCCTTGATCTCAAGTTTGTCTTCTCCGACATACCAATGCCAATACTCGTTTATGAAGATCTCCTTTTGCTTGTCTCCTGAAAGATTCTCGTAATAGAGATCAGGAAACTCATCATTCTTTGCAAGAAGTGTACGGATAGACTCCTTCATAAGTGGAATATTCACGCTCTGGCGCTGTGTAAGGCGGTTTGTGATGATCTTGTCGCGATAGAGAGAATAGATCTCGCGCCAGTCCTCGTGACGGCGTTGCTGATAGTTGAAAGCACCCTCGCGATAGCGTTGACAACGAAGCGCCCTAGTATCCATTTCAGTAGATACAGGCATCTCTTCTGTTGGTTGTAATGCTTGTGTGTTTGAGGTTGTTTTCATTCAAGATAAAAGATTAGTATGAACTTCCAAGAGATACTCGTCTCCAATTTTTACCAGAGATTGTATTGTCGGCAATAGCAGTGTAAACATACGAAGTACCAACATATTGCTGTCCTTTTACGCCTACAGTTCCATTTACTCCACCAGTAAGATTTGCACTGCTAAACGAGAATCCACCAGTTGCGGAGCAAGCACAGATTCCATCACCTGCAACACCTGCTGTATTCGCCTCTACAACCTGTGTCGTGTTTGTATTTGTTGATGCGTTTACGGCTTGAGAAGGTTGAGTAGTTCCCGTTGCGTATTCAGTTCCGGGTGTACCAGTTCCGTTTATAGCGAGTTTGAGATTATCAAGCGCGATAGCATCTGATCCACCATAGAGGACTTCGTTCGCAACTGCTGAAGCCCCGTTTGTCTGTGAAAGTACATCGACAATGCGATAGGTAGCGCTTCCTACAGTAACAGTGTCTCCAACAACCCCCGGATTTGAAGCACCTGTGCCACCTCCAAGAGTAGTATCAGCCCAAGTCAATGTTCCACCTACTGAAGTAGTGGCGAGAGTGTTTGCGGTAGTTCCTGTAACGCGCGCAACAACCATCTGTGTGGTATCTGTATTTGTTGTCGCAACTACTGAAGGATGAGCAACTGTGCCGGTTGAGTAATTTGTGCCAATACCTGCACCTAGATTGATTGCAAGTTTCAAATTATCGAGCGCTACCGCATCGCTTCCACCGATCAAAACTTCGTATGCGACAGTTGGACCCGCCGAAAGAGCAGTCTTGAATATATAAGTGGTTGACCCGATCGTTGCTGTATTGCCATCAATGATCGTGTTTGCAGTCACAACGCTCTCCGCGTGAACTCCTGCGGTAACTGCGCTTGCTGTTAGTGTTGAAAGAGAGTTGACGGCATTTACAGGGGCAAGAGTATCTGCAAGTTGTACTTCTGTTCCCGTTACCGAACCAACAAGATCCCACACTGCGGTCGTTGAATCACCAGTATTCTCGTAGAGTGCTTTTGTTCCAGTAGCAACATCAGTCTTACGGAATGTTGCACTCTTTGCAAAACCAGAAAGACCAGTAGGAACAGTGTGACCACTTGCTGAAACGATATTGTCATCCTCGTCACGAATATGGACTTGATTGTAAAGATAATCTGCGCGAGCAGTAAGATATGCACTCTCAACAGAATTACGTTGTCCTGATGCGATTGCTGAAATGCGTGCGATCTCGGCTTGGTCTGACTTTGGGAGATCTGTTAAAACTTGAAAATTTGCCATTGAATATGCGTTAGTGATAACTGATAATATAAATAATTATACCATTTCTAAGAAAAACAAGCACGCAACTGTGGAAAACTAAAGATCCCACCTTTTACTTCCTTGTGAAAGAATTGCAGTCGGATCGGGAGCGATAAACTTCTTTTGCTCAACAGCAGGTTTCGCGAAGGTGAGCATCAGTGCATCCGCGACATCCGGTGATTCTTCACCACGCGCGCGCATATCTTCCTTGCTCTCAATCTTCGTTCTGCCGGTAGAGTCTTTCTTAAAACGGATTTTGAGCAACTCCTTCCAGTCTTCGTGAGACTCTATCTTGCCGGTACGCTTGAGCCAGTTCGCAACACCATCCTTTCCTGCGTACAGGCGCGCCTTGAGGTTTGCAAAGCGTTCAGGCGGAGGCAACCCCTTTGACTTGTGTTCTGCCTCAAGTCGCTCAAGATCTTCCTTCTCGTAGTCTTTTGCGCCCTCTTTGCAGGCAATAACAGGGTATCCCTGCTCGCGCAAGCGGTCTACCACACCACCACCGACACCAACATCGTCAATCGCTACATTGTCCGGTGACACATTGTACTCACGCATAAAGGCGATAGTCTTGCCCGCAACACTCATCAGGTCGTTGTCGAGATCCTTTGCGATAACCTTCGCCCAATTCTCACTACGAACCACCCAAGCGTTGAAATTACGCCCGCCACGAGCCACATCAACACCCATACGGCGTGTTCCGAAGGATTCCTGTACACGCGCCTCTGCGATCTTTATATCCTCTTCTGTGACCAAATATGACCATCCTTCGCTATCTACCGACTCGGCTGAAGGAAACTTGCACTCATAAAGCACACTAAAGAAAGAGAATTTTCGCATCTCGTCAATAAGCGCGGTTGACATACGCCCTTCGTGTACGCCTTGATGAGCATCAATAACAATTTTGTTATATGCCGGATCAATGGAAGATTCTAGGAAGTGATTGCGAAGGAATGGGTTGCCGATCTTGAAAAGGAAGTTTTCATCTGGATTGTCACCCAACATACGCATCACAAGCGCGTGTTCATCGTTTGGGATGAGTGATGCTTCATCCTCGATAACATTAGGCGCACCGAAACCGATTGCATCCTTTGCAGAACAAATAAAGATCTCCGAGATCTTGCCATTACCAAGATCAAAAGTAAGGTGATTCTTATTACGATGACGGCGGATCGAGTCTGCGCTGTCTCCTTTATCCATACGAAACTTTGTAGCAACGAACTCATTGTCAAAGATATGCCCGTTGATGTAGTTCATAATGATCTTAGCCTTCTCCTTATTTCCTGCAACAACAGCCCACTTTTCAGGGAAAGCAGTTGCACGAGTAAGCACGGCAAGCGCTGTAGTGCGTGACTTTCCAAAGCGTGTGAAGGTCATACAGTGATTACGCGAGTGTTTCTTCATCGCGATCGTGGCGAAGATCTCGCACTGCGTAGGGGAAAGAAGGATAGGTGAGCCGTCCTCATTCTTGTACATCGATTTCACGAGTTCGTAGATTTGGTCTTTGTCGTATTTCATATCAAAATAATTCTCCACTCCATTCCTCGCGGACACTCTGCAT